TATTTATCCAACCAACAAGAACGGCTGAATATATTATCCTAGACTTTAATGTAACTCCAACCGGTGTAACATTCTAAAAAAATAAATTAGACAATATTTATAATAAACAATACAAAACATGGCAGTATTAGATCCAAACGAAATAATGTTCACCGCATTCGAACCTAAAGTACAGAATAGGTTTATAATGTATGTTGACGGAATCCCAGCTTACTTAATCAAATCAGCTACTGCACCAGGATTCGAAGCAGGTGAAATCATCTTAGACCACATTAACACTTACCGTAAAGTAAAAGGTAAAGTAAGGTGGAATGACATGACACTAAGCTTATATGACCCAGTAACACCATCTGGAGCTCAAGCCGTAATGGAATGGGCAAGACTAGCACACGAAAGTGTAACAGGTAGAGATGGTTACTCTGATTTCTACAAGAAAGACTTAACATTAGATATCTTAGGTCCTGTAGGAGATGTAGTAGGAGAATGGGTAGTAAAAGGTGCCTATGTTAAAACTGCAACATTTGGTGAGTACGATTGGGCAAACGAAGCCGCTATCAACTTATCAGTTACTATCGCAATGGATTACTGCATATTAAATTTCTAATACCCCAACCCTCCATACCCCGAATTAGGTGCTCTTTTCTGAGCACCTTTTTCTTTCTTATATATTTATATCCACACAAAATAAGTTATTTATCCATATGGAAGAAAATGTTACAAAACCTAAGTTCCCAACTGAGATTGTGGACTTACCTTCACAGGGTCTAATTTACCCTAAAGACAATCCACTATCAAGCGGCAAGATAGAAATGAAATACATGGCTGCACGCGAAGAGGACATACTTACCAACCAAAATTACATATCAAAAGGCATCGTGTTGGATAAGCTCATTGAATCGCTGATTGTATCTAAAATTGATTTTAACGACATTATAGTAGGCGATAAAAACGCACTACTAATTGCATCTCGTATCTTAGGATATGGTAAAGATTACACATTTAGAGCATACAATTCAGATACTCAAGGTATTGCAGATTTTACTGTAGATTTAACTACATTAGATGACAAAAACCTAGATCCTGCTGATTTAAAAGAAGAAGGTGTAAATGAATTCGAATTTGTTTTACCACATTCAAAAATACCAATCACCTATAAGTTATTAACACACGGTGATGAAAAATCAATTGAAAGGGAAATAACAGGTATGAAAAAAATACGACCTGATTCTAACCCTGAAATTTCTACTAGGTTAAAATATATAATCACTTCAGTAGATGGTGATCGCGAAAAGAAAACAATTAGAGAATTTGTAGATAGCATTATGCTGGCTAGAGATTCAAGATCCCTACGTGAAGAAATACGTAGAGTATCTCCAGATGTCGAACTAAAATATGTGGGTGAAGGTGCAGAGGAGGGCATCAACATCCCAATTAACCTTAACTTTTTTTGGCCTGACAGCGGAATATAGATCAAATCTATTTTCTCAAATACATGAAATTGTATTTCACGGACAAGGAGGTTATAGTTGGGGAGACATATATGATATGCCTATTTGGCTTCGTAATTTTACTTTTAAGAAATTAGAAGAACATTATGAAAAACAAAACAAAGCCCAAAATGCACAATCAAATATGCTTCAAAATAACCCTAAAGAAATAGCACGTCCAGCAATTAACCCTGCTAACGTATATAATGCACAAGTGCCTGCTAAAAAGTAGGCACTTTTTATATTTATATTATATAATTAGCTAATGGCATCCCAAGAAGAATTAGATAGAGAACAGGAGTTACTAAGACTTACTCAACAACGAGCGGGTATCCAAGAAGACATTCTTGAAGATGTTCGTGATATTGGTAACACTATATCTACTCAACTTCAAAACCTTAAATTTGAGAAATCTGAAAGAACTGAAATACGTTCTTTAACTAGAGAAATTAATAAAACTGCAACTGAAAACTATAATACATCTCTAAAAGAATTAGGTTCTCAAAAACAACTTGCTAAATTAGCTAAGGATAGGGAAAATTTAAACAAACAATTACTATCTTTAAGTAACCTTCAAGAAAAATTTTCAAAAGGTAGAACTCAAAGGGAACAAGATTTAGCTTTTGCTTTAGGGGAACAAATTGGATTTACCCAAAAACTAATAGAGAATTTAGCTCAAGTAGAATCCCAATCTAAATCCATAGCTAATAATTTTTCTGTAAAAACCTTTGACGGTTTAAATAAAATAGTTAAGGATATTCCTATACTAAGACAATTTGCGGCTCCCTTCGAAGCTGCAGCTAATGCTTCAAGAATTGTTGTAGCTGAAAATACTAAAATTTTAGATAAACGTAAATCTATAGATGAAGTATTAAATAAAAGTTTAAGGAATGTTTCTGAAAAACAACTTAAAGAATTAGGTTTTGATAACATTTTAGGGAAAAATAAAAGAAAACAACTAGAAAATTTAAAAAGTAGTTTAAAGGTTCAAGATGAAACTTTAGCTGGTACTAAAGAACTTAGTGGTGCATTCTCTAAAATGGCTAGTGCAGCAATATTAGGTGCTGTAATTAATTCACTACTAAAATTAAATAAAGCACAAACCGACTTTAGAAGAAATGTTGGTGCTTCAATATCCCAAATAGATACTTTAAACACTAGCTTAATTACTAGTGTAGATTATATTGAACAAGCAAATGCTTTAACCGAACAATTTGGATTTAATGCTGGAGTTGCCTTTAGTAATATAAATATACAAGAAGCTGCCGAATTAACTCAATTAATGGGGCTATCAGCTGAGGAAGCTAATAATTTAGCAATGTTCTCTCAAGCTAATGGTGAAAGCTTAAAAGAAAACGCAGCTCAAGCATACAAAAATATAAGCCCCTTACTTTCTCAAAGGAAAGTATTACAAGAAATTGCTAATGTAGCACCTTCAATAGCAATGTCATTTGGAGGAAGTGCTGAAGAATTAGCTAAGGCTGCATCAAACGCACGTTTATTAGGTCTTAATTTATCTCAAGTAGATAAAATAGCTGATGGTTTATTAGACATAGAACAATCTATAGCCTCAGAATTTGAAGCTGAAGTTATTACTGGTAAACAATTAAATTTAGAAAGAGCAAGATTTTTTGCTTTAACTAACGACATTGATGGTGTTACTAAAGAAATAGCTGCTAACCAGGAAGTAATAAATTCTTTTGCTACTGGTACTAGAATAGAACAACAAGCTATAGCAGATGCAATAGGGTTAAGTAGAGATGATATCTCTAAAATGATATTCGACCAGCAAATATTAAATGGCTTGTCTGAAGAAGAAGCAGCTAGAAAATCGGGAATGTCTATCGAGGATTCTAAACGATTATCTATTCAAGATAGTATCAATAAGTCAATAGCTAAAATGTCTGAAGCCCTAGCGGGTCCTTTAAAGGCATTAGCAATGATGGTTGAAAATGCTGGTGTACTATATGGTATAATGACGGCTATAGGGGTTGTTACTACAGCTTCATTTGCTAAAAGTTTAGGTTCCTCACTAATTTCAATGGCTGCTATGATTCCAAAAGCAGCAATTTTGTTTCAATTAACTAGTGCAAAAGCTATTGCTGAAGTTACAGCGGCTAGTGCTTTAACTCTTGGTCTTAGTACTTTAGCAATTATAGGAGGTATAGGTTTAATAGCTGCTGCAATGAGTAGTGTTATACAAAGCGTTCAAGATGGTATAGCTGATCCTTCAAAAGGTCCCTTTACCATTACTGATAGTTTTGGAGCAACCGCGGTAACCGCTAAAGGAGATGGTGTAGTAGTATCACCTAATATCCAAAAAGAAGTAGGAATTAACCCTCCAACCCCAACGACCCCTCAACCTAAAGAAGTAGGAAATACAATAATATCAGAAGCTCCTACTACAAACCTTATAGAAATAAAAGGTCTTGATAAACTTTCCTCAACTATTTCTAACCAAGAATCTCAACCTTTAGAAATACGAGGAATTGATAAAATACTTTCATTCTTATCAATACCTAAAATAACCCAACCAAAAGAAGTAGGAATTACTACCCCAACTCCTATTGCAACACAACCAAAGGAAGTAGGAATTAAACCTACATTACCCTCAAATACAGAAACTAAATTAATAGAAGTAAAAGGATTAGATAAAATATTATCATTTTTATCTCTCCAAAAACAACCTGCTACTGAATTAAATGAATCTACTTCAACTCCAATCCAACAAGAAAGATTAGGATTTGAATCTAAATTACCAACACCCCTCCCATCACAAGAAATAAGAGGTGCTGAACGTAATTCTCCATCTAATGTTACAGTAACATTATCTAAAGAAGATATTAAATCTATAGCAGATGCGGTTAAAGATGGCGCATCTAAAGCGAATATCAACGTTAATCTAGACGGTAACAGAGTATCCAACACACTCCAAACCCCACTAGCAATGAACACTAGAAAATACGGAATTTAAAATATTTATAATAAACCCAAATAACAACAATATGGCAATCTTAGGAACAGAATTAAACTCTAGTTTAAGTAAAGGAGGAACAAACCAAGATACTCTATTACAACAAAGAGAATCAAAATTGCACAATTTAGAATCATTAACTGGTCAAGGTTTAGATGCAGCTAAAGTACCTTCACAACTAGACTTAGATGGAATTACACCTGCAAAGTATGTAGATAACTTACCAAGATAAATGGCATTAAAAGATCTATATAACGATCCTGCTAGCTTTAAGTACAACAGTAAAAACAACAAGTACGACAAAGATATTAGGGGTGGTGGATATTCGGGACAACCTTGGCAAAAGGCGACTGTCCCCAAAACCCTTGACCAACTCAATTCTTTAACTACTGAAGCACTTAGCTTAGACTATCCTATACGTGGAGGTTCTTATTCAGAACTAGCCGCAAGGGCAGACTTTGCTAGATTAGATGCGTTTTTATTGTCTTATCCTGGTGGTAAAGCGTTTTTAGATAAACAAAAGGGTTTACAATTTTCTAACCCACTTATGGAAAGTGGAAGATCTGGAGGAGATGTAAACACTAGAGTATATAGTGATGGGCGTAATTTAATGACCCAAGTGGCAGATAGCGGAACAGGATTCCATTATCCACAATCTGGCAAAACGTTAAACGAACTCACTTACGATCAAAACAAATATGAATATATTGTAGCATCTAAACCTACACAACAAAATAGGCTAGTTACATTATATAACTTAAAAATAAACCCCGAACCTCCTACAACTGGAGATTTAAGCACTACAGCATTAAACCTTGGTATCAATACAAATATACCAGGTAACTTATTCTTCTATTCAGGAGGACCTAGCTCAGTGTATGGTTTAGGACAAACATTAATTCAAAGAGCTAAAAATTCAAGAGGTGGTTTTATTAATACTAACGAAGCCCCTTTATTTATAGGTTCTTATGCGGATACTAACCCAATAACAGGAGATCTTGTTCAAGGTAGAAGACCTACAGATAGGTCTGCTAACCCTGAAACTGGTATAAACTATAATAATTTATTAGGACATAGCTCTATATTTAAGTTAAGCGATGATATTAGTAATGGTATTCAAAATCAAGGGAATACTATTGATAACTTAGCACAACAGTCTAATGCTGATTATATTAGAGCAAATCAAAATCCAAACCCGGATGTAACTTTATTTAGTTCTACTATGGGTTATAATGATTTACTTGCTAGTAGAGGGGGTATTAAGAATGAAGCTTATGAAACAAATGACTTTAGACAAAGAGTAATCAACCCTTCTACTGTAAATAAAAGAAATTACAGATCCCCTAATGTAAATAAAACTACTCGTATTGGGGTAGGAAGTCCTGGAGCGAGACAAACATTAGGAACTGATGCCCAAAAAACAAATCCAAACGATAATACTTTTACTGATGGGCGAGATAGGGTTAATATGAAGGATGTTACAGGACCTGTTGGTTCTAGTTCTTTTTTACAGCCTGATACTAGAGATATAATAAAATTTGGATTTGAAGTAATTCAAAATGACAATCCTTCTAATGTTAGAGCAGTTCATTTAAGAGCTTTCTTAACTGGATATACCGATAACCATAGTGCCGATTGGCAATCAAAAAGATACGCTGGTAGAGGTGAAAATTTCTATACATACCAAGGCTTTGATAGACAAGTTAGTTTTAGTTTTAAAGTAGCGGCTCAATCAAAGGCAGAAATGCGACCTTTATATAGAAAATTAAATTACTTATTATCTACTCTGTATCCTGATTATAATAGTGCTGGGTTTATGAGGGGTAATATAACTAAATTAACTTTAGGGGAATTATTTCATAGAACTCCTGGTATTTTAACTAGTTTAAATTTAACTGTTGACGACGATACACCTTGGGAAATTGCCTTTAAAGAAGGAGTAGCAGCCGGCCTTGGTGGTCAAGGTGTAAATGAAGATGAAGTAATGGTAGAAGCACCCCACATTATTAATGTATCTGCTACTTTTATTCCAATTTTAAAAGATTTACCAAGAACAGGGCTTACAACACAAAATGCTGTACAAACCCCTATACTATTGGCTTCAGAAGATAGTAAGGCAAAAACATTCTTAGGAATAAGATAAAATAATAAATGGCTAGACGTTACGAAAATATAGGTACACAAAAAACTATAAGTGGTAAAGTAGCATATTTACCAACTCGCTACCCTTCACTTGTTCCCTCAAATAATGATTATTACATTATAGCAAGAGCAGAAGATAGAATGGATTTAGTTGCTACAGATTTCTTTGGGGATTCTACACTTTGGTGGGTAGTTGCTATGGCTAATGATTTACCTGGAGATTCAATGTTCCCCCCATTAGGATTTCAACTAAGAATCCCTGGAAACCTATCAGATGCCTTACAAGCTTATGAATTTACTAATGCCAATAATTAAAAAATGTTATGTCTAATTATAAAAATATTGTTGGTACTGCCTTTGCTCCTCACGTAAAGGAACAACTAAAGATAAGAGAAAATAAAATCTCCTCTCCTACTCGTGATAATCAAACCCTCCAATTCTTAACTAATAAAAATGCTTGGGTAAGGTTAAGCTCTGGAGCAAATACAAAAGAAGGAGAAGGATATTCTGCTAAATTAGCTCAACTTAATGTTTTACAAGGGGGTACTATAGCAGCTGGAGGTAATAAAACAGCTTTAAGAAGAGGATTTAATGAAACTTATGCACAAGGAACAGAAGACCAATTAGGTTTTAAACCTATGCCTGGTATAGTAGGAGTTAGTGTAGGTACGGGAGGAAAATGGCAAACTTTAATGCAGGCCAACATTGATATAATCGCTTATGATTTAGATCAATTAGATATAATCCAAAAACTTTATATGAGTTTAGGATGTACTGTATTTTTAGAGTGGGGGCACACTAATTACTTTAAAAATGATGGTACATTTGAAAATAACCCTTTAGCTTTTGATTTCTTTATAGAATCTGATAAAGAAAAACTTCTTAAAAAGGCTACAGATAAAAAAAACAAATCCGACGGTAACTATGAATGTATATTAGGTACTGTATATAATTTTGATTGGTCATCTAATACGGATGGTTCATATAATTGCAAAATTAAAGTAATGGGACCTGGTGGTATGGTTGAATCCTTAAGAATCAATACTACTTCAAATATAGATTTTAATACCTTTGATAAAGATAACGATACTAAAAAATATACCTCAGTATTATCTAATGCTTTAGGTACTATTAAATCATATTTAGAAAAATCAGGTATTGCTAACCAAATAGAATCTACGAGAAATTTTGGAATAATAGATAATAGTAACTTTGGAAAAAAAGTACAAATAGGTAATTCAAAAGAAAGTCCTACATTATCTTATGCAGAAGTCTTAAATGAGATTTATAGTAAATCTTCTTACAAAGGTCCCCAATTTATAGAAGATAATGAGGGTAATATTAAAATAAATTTTAGCACGAATGATTCTCTTAAATTTGGAAACGCTTGGCAATTACTAGCAGGGTATAATCAAACACCTCCTTTACCTGAAATAAACTTATCTTTATATTACGGGTATTCCACAATAACCTCAGTAAATGACGAAGATAATACAAAGTTATCTTATATAACTTTTGGTCATTTAATGACTTTAATCCAACACTTAGGTATTTTTGTGGAGGGATCTAAAAACAACACTAAAAAACCTTCAATTTATTTAGATTACCACCCAGAAAATACTATTATAAGTACAGGTGTATTAGAAGCTAGTATAGATCCTGCTAAATGTATGGTTCCTTGGAAAATTAATAGAATGGATGCCTCTATAAATTCCCAAACCTCACTAAAAAAATATTTTTACCCTTTAAATATAGAATCAAAAACTACCCGTTCTTGGTTTACTTCTACTGAAGGTAATGATAAAAAGAACTTTATAATTTCAGAATCTCAAAATCAAGTAAATATAAACTATCCTGATAATAGTTTTCAAGGAAAATTATTTAATGTTTTGGTTAATTTAGACTTTGCTGTTAAAACTCTAGAAAGCCAATCAAGTAATAACGAAGATAAAAGCGTTAATTTAATTGAATATATTAATGCTATATTAGACGGTATTAATATTTCATTAGGTAAAATAAATAGCTTCAGAACATTTTTTGATGATAGTAGTCACTGTATAAGGGTAATAGATGAAAATGTTGTAGATAAAAAAGCATTAAAAGACAATATTCAAGAAATAAAACCCTTTGGTATTCAATCTATAGCCTATGATTATGGATTTAGCTCAAAAATCTCTCCTAAATTAGCCTCCCAAATCGTAATTTCAACACAACAGGGAGGAGGAATTTCAGATTTCCCAGAAGATGTTCTTTCTTATCAAAAATTAAATGCTGATATTGAAGATAGGTTTGCTCAAGAAAAATTACCTGCTATTATCCCCCAAGACACTAAAGATGAAGAAAATGGACAAGATAAAAAATCATTACAAACCTTATTCGACCATATCTTTAATGTTTACAATTTAAGAAACGAAATAAATCTAAACACTATATCTAACCTATCTACTACATACTCAGATTTACAATCTAGAAATAATAAATTTTGGAGTAAAACCGCAGGTACAGTACTAATCCCATTAGAATATAATCTTACCATAGATGGCATCTCAGGAATATTGCCTTATACAGCATTTAAAGTTCCAAATAACCGATTACCTAAAAAATATAAAGATAGAGTAGGATTTGCGGTATTCTCAATAAATCACGAGTTAAATAATAACCAATGGACTACTAAATTAAGGGGTCAAACTTTATTATTAGATAGTAACTTACAAGAAGACATTAGAGAAGTACAAATCGATGAATTAACTAGTGACATTCTTCAAGTAGGACAAAACTTAACTAATTTAGGAGGATTTGCTGTTGATATTGGTACTAATACCACACCCCAACAAGGAGGAAATATAGCATTACAACCTATAAAAGATATTTTATCTACATTTGAAAGTCAAGGAGACTATGGTGTGGCTAATACAGGTACTGCTGGGAGAGTTTCTTCAATTAAAGTAGATGACAAAACTATAAATGAACTGCAAACTTATTGGGCCCTACCACAAGGCAATCCTAATAGAGTATTTGCAATGGGTAGATACCAGTTTATACCTGATACTTTAAATATATTGCTTCCTCGAGTAGGGTTGAATAGTAGTAGTACATTTAATCCAAATAACCAAGAAATATTAGTAGATAATGTTTTAACTAGTTATAGACGTAATATAGCTGCTTATATAACCGGAAAAAATTCCGGATCTAGAATTGATTTAGAAAAAGCAATACAAGATATTGGAAATGAATGGGCCTCTATGCCAGTAATATTTGACAGAAATAACGCTAAAGTAGGAGATGTAGTATTTGGGGTAGGAAACTCAGCATATTATGGAGGTAGTGCAGGAAACCCCTCAACATCCAAAATATCAGTTTTACAAATGGCTAAAGCTATTATAAGAGCCAGAAGTAATTATAGTACACCCCCTGAATTTATACCAACTTATTATAACTAAGATATGCCATATATTCCTAAATCTTTAGTAAATAATAACCTGTACACCGCGGGTGGGGAATTTAATAACCCCAATAAAGGAGATTATAGTGGTTCTTATCATGAACAGTATGATGGTTCTGTTTTTAGTGGTAATGATCCTTATTCTCCTGATAGACAACTGCTTACAAAAAAACCATTAAAAGAAGAACTTACAAAAGTTCCATCTATATCTGAAAATATAGCTTATTCTAAATTAAATCAAAAAAACCAAGATTTATATAAGTATGGTCTAGATCCTGAACCCTATTTTCCTGTTATTACTAACCAAGATTATAAAAGAGGTAATATAATAAGGTACTTTGCTAAAAAAGCAAATTCAACCCCTGTTCAAATAATTGAAATATCACAGGGCGTTTTCGATGACTTATCAAAAAAAGGTGGTTTATATAATTACGCCTTATGGAGAACTATATCTGTAATTTGGAAAATAACGGGCCCATTACAAGATTCAAAAGATAAGTATGGGGTACTAAGAGCAGGTATCGTAGATACAAATCAACGATTAGTAGAAGAAGCTAACCAATCCATGAGAGGAATAAAACAATACCTTTCAAACCTTATACAATTCTCAGTAAAACCTGATCTTGTACTCATATCTGATCAAACAACAGGTGGAGATGAATTTACAGTAAAACAAGATAATAGTAATTATGTTGGATCTTACCATATAATGGCAGATGGCACCATTATGGATGGGGCTGATATGTCTCAAACTACAAATACAATACTTTTAGCAGGAAATGTGTTAGTTCAAAATCGAGTTAATACATTAGTAAAAGAAGCATTAGGTAAGTTAGGAGCAGCCTAATATAGGTCGTATATTTACTCAAATAAGAAAAAGGTTATGTTTTATATTGTTGAGACACCCCAACAACTTAATAATTTACACTGTTCAGGAGACGAGTGCTATATTAGCATTATTCCTATGAATGATGAATACCATTCAGCCTTATCTTCCCCTTGCCTTATATATTTTAGAACATTAAAAAGCAAAGGATATATATTTCCAATAAACCATAGTGAAGGATTTAGTTTAGAACTAAAAGACGTTTTAAATTGGATAGATTCAAAATACAAGAATATTTACACACGAAATAAAAAAGAATGTTTATATTATTTTAATAGTAACAAATTAATTGACATACAATATGACAGCAACCGAATATATACTACTGGGATCCGTGATTGGTATTATAGGATATATCCTAGTAAACAATATACTAACTCGTTGGTACCTATATCGAAGCATTATGAAGAGCAGGAAAAGATCTTCGAAGATGTCAAGACCGAATTGGAAAAAAGCCCAAATGGATTTTATAATGAAACATTCCCATCAGTTTTCAGATCAATTGAAAGAGAAGGAATTAGACTAGATCCTGTCTTATTCGATAAACATTTTAAATACAACGAAAAAGATTGGTTTATAAAGGACGATATTGTCTATACAAAATACAACTTGTATAACTTAACCACCCGTCCTACAAATTCATTTAATGGGGTAAACTTTGCTGCTTTAAATAAAAACGACGGTTCACGTTCAGCATTTATCCCTAAAAACGATTTATTTTTTGAATTCGATTACGATGCTTACCACGTACGTATATTGGCGAAACTCATTAACTATCAACTAGATAAAGCATCGGTACACACTCAATTGGGCCGTATGTATTTCCAAAAGGACACGTTGACAGACGCTGAATATAGCCAATCTAAAGAACTTACCTTTAAACAATTATATGGAGGTGTGTTTGATCAATACAAAAACATACCATTCTTTAAACAAATGACAGAGTATGTAGATATTTTATGGAAAAAATTCAACGAGACACAACAACTCGAATTAGTTGGAGGTAAAATACTTAAAGCAGATCAAATAACTAACCCAACCCCAAACAAAATACTAAACTATGTTATCCAATCAGCTGAAACACATAACAATGTTGTGTCTGTAAAACGAGTTATAGAATACTTGGCTAACAAAAAAAGTAGTGTTATATTATACACATATGATTCGTTCTTGATAGATTATTCAAGAGAGGACGGGAACGATACATTAAAAGCAATTAAACAATTATTGGAACAAGACGGTTACGTAATCAAAGTCGAATACGGCTCTAATTACGATTCTCTCAAGAAATTATTTTGAACTTTAATATATTTATAATAAAAAGTATTATGTTTAAAATATGTAGAGATTGCCAAAATGAACTTCCTTTAGTTAAATATAACAAAAATAAAAATAAAAAAGATGGATTACATATTATATGTAAAAAATGTAGTAGTATTAGGAATAAAGTTAGATATAATTCTCAAAAAAATAAAATTAAACAACAATGTAATAAGTATTACCACCTTAATAAAGACGTAATAAAACCTAAATTAAAAGAATATAGAAATAAAGAGGAAGTAAAAGAAAAACAATCTCTCTACTTAAAAGAATACAGAACTAAAAATTATTTAAAATTAAGAAAATATTCTAAAGAATACTCTTTTAATAGAAGAAAAAACGATATAGAATATAAATCTATTAGAAATTTAAGATCTCAATTAGGTAACTTTTTTAATGGTAAAATAAAAAATAACTCAAGTGAAAATTTATTAGGATATAGTTATAAAGATTTTATTAAAAAAATGGGAGTAATAAATAAGGGTCAAGAATTAGATCATAAGGTCCCTATAAGTTGGTTTAAATCTACTACCCCTATAAATCTAATATGGAATTTTGAAAATTTACAAGTAGTTAGTATTAATTACAATAGAACTAAAAAAAACACCTTTGCTGATAGTATTAATTACAAATATTACTTAAAAATTAAAAAATGGTTACAACCACAACAATTACACAAAGTTCCTACATATTTATAGACAGTGAAAATTTCTCACTAGACTATGATATGAATAGATTATTTTGTACATTCACAACTAAGGACCAGCTAGAATCCACCGTAGATACTATAAAGTCCCAATATCAGATCTTATTTAATAAGATTTTTGTTCTTTATATTGAATCAACGAACGAATATGTGTGCACGTACAACGTAGATTCATTTAATATGTCCAATACTATATTGGACAATACTATACTTCTACATAGAAAAAAAGAATCCAATACTTTATATACAATTAACGCACTAAACGATTTAATTCGAGAATTAAATGGTGGAAAAGCTGACCCAAGCTATAGAGTAAATTGGCAAGAATATAGAAATTGTATTCTCCTAACTACTAGTGGAGAATTAAGACGACTGGATACTAAAATCCACGAAATTTTAAATTTCTAGAAAAAATATTTGGCTACGTAAAGTAGCCTTATTATATTATCAATCGTTATAAATTAAACAAAACAATTAGTTATGGATTTAAGTGTTATCTCAAGCAAGTTAGAACAACTTACAACACCACAAGGCCAAGGTTCAGGCCAAAAGATGGACCGATCACAGTATTTTTGGAAAGCCCAATTAGGGAAACAACAAATTAGATTTGTTCCTTCACTAGTGAACAAGGACAACCCCTTCCAAGAAGTATATTTCCACTATGGTATTGGAAATAGAACAATGATTTCACCTATTAACTTTGGTGAAAAAGACCCGATTGTAGAATTCGCAAAAGAACTTCGTAAAACATCTGAACCCGAAAACTGGAGGTTAGCTAAGAAATTAGAGCCTAAAATGAGAGTATTTGCTCCTGTTGTAGTTAGAGGTGAAGAAGGTAAAGGAGTTCGTTACTGGGAATTTGGAAAACAAATTTACCAAGAATTATTGTCATTAGCAAATGATGAAGATATCGGAGACTTTACAGATACTTCAAACGGGTTTGATATGACAGTAGAAGTAATTCAAGGTAATCCTTACCCACAGACTTCAGTTCGTGTAAAACCAAAGCAAACCCCTGTATCATCAGATGCTACTCAAGCAGATACTTGGGTTAAGGAACAACCTGAATTGTTTAAATACTTTAAAAAGTATTCCTATGATGAAATGAAAGCAGCCTTATCAGGATTCTTAAACCCTGAAGATGGTGCTGAAGACACATCACAGAATAGTACTCCATTAGATAGTGCTACCCCTAAAACAAATAGTATTATGGATGGTAACCCAAATGCTACTGATGTACAAGTAAAAGGGGAAAACTTCGGTTTAAATGTCAAGAAAAAAGAAACATTTAGCGAAGATGAATTCGAAGATTTATTTAAATAAGTAAAACCAATTTATGGCTAAGAAAAGTATAAGCCTTGGGGGCGATATCTCCAAGTCTGTTAAAGGTACCTTCTCCCTTGATAAGTTTAAAGCTGCCAAGGGTTTAGGTTCCTCAAACAACTCCTTTAAGGAGCAAGAATGGATTCCACTTTCACCTGCTTGGCAGGAAATGGTATCATTACCTGGTATACCTCATGGGCATATTACATTACTAAGAGGCCACTCCGATTCAGGTAAAACAACTGCCCTATTAGAGGTAGCAGTTAATGCCCAAAAGATGGGGATTTTACCTGTATTCATTATTACCGAGATGAAATGGTCTTGGGAACATGCTAAAATGATGGGGCTTGAATTTACTGAAGAAGTTACTAAAGATGGTCAAACTATAATTGACGGTAACTTTATTTTCGCAGATAGAGGTCAATTAGGTACTGTAGAGGCAGTTGCTGGATTTATGGCTGATTTAATGGACGAGCAGAAAAAAGGTAATTTACCTATGGATATGGTATTCTTATGGGATTCAATCGGTTCTGTTCCATGTCAAATGTCAGTTGAAAAAGCTAAAAATAACAACGAGTGGAATGCAGGTGCAATGTCAACTCAATTTGGTAACTTTATCAACCAAGAGATATTATTATCTCGTAAAGAATCTTATCCACACACCAATTCATTTGTTGCTATTAACAAGATTTGGGTTGAAAAACCAATTGGTCCAATGTCTCCTCCTATCATGAAAAACAAAGGTGGTAATACAATGTTCTTCGATTCAACTTTAATTGTAACCTTTGGTAATATTTCCAATTCAGGAACATTAAAAGTAAATGCTGTTAAAGATGGTAAGAAAGTAGAATGGGCTAAAAAAGTAAAAGTAGCAGTAGAGAAAAACCATATCAATGGTATTACTTCCACTGGTAAAATTGTAGTTACACCACACGGATTCATCTCAGAAAACAAGAAAGATATGGACAACTATAAAAAATCCCACCAAGAAGAATGGGGTAAAATATTAGGTAAAGGTCCATTTGAGGTAGTTACTGAAGGAAACGAAGATGAAGATTTTAGCAATTTAGTCTCTAATTTAGATGAATAAATCATATCAAGATATTCTCAATAACTTGCATGAGGAATCAACGCTGGAACCCCTACACCAAAATAGTAGGGTGCTCCTAATTGATTCAATGAATACATTTTTACGATCATTTGCTGTTATCCCAAATGTCAATACACAAGGTAACCATGTTGGTGGTTTAGTTGGTTTTATGAAATCCTTAGGATATGCTATAAAGTTAATCCAACCTACTAGAGTTATCTTAGTATTCGATGGTCAAGGAAACATTACAAATCGTAGAAACATATACGCAGATTATAAGGGAACCCGCAAGATAAAGCGTATTACAAGGTGGAACTCATTTGATTCGCTGGAGGAGGAATCGGCATCCATTGGCGAGCAGATGATGCGTTTAATTGACTATCTAAAAGTGTTACCTATTAACTTATCTATCATAGATAAAATAGAAGCCGATGATACTATTGCTTATCTGTCACAAAAACTAAAGGATGATGTTGTAATATATTCTGCTGACCAGGATTTCTTACAGTTAGTAAACGATAGAGTTACAGTATATTCTCCAATCAAAAAGAAATTCTATAAGCAACAAGACGTGTTTGAAACTTACGGTTTGTATCCTAAAAACTTCATTACAATGAAATGTTTGATGGGTGATAAATCAGACAACATTCCTGGTATTAAAGGTTTAGGTGAAAAAAAATTATTTAAATTGTTCCCTGAACTATCCGAGAATAAAAAATTCACCTTAAAGGAGGCATATCAAAAAGCTACCGATAAAGTAGAAGAACACGGATTATATGGAAATATCCATCTATTTAAAAATCAACTTGAAATAAACTACGAGTTGATGAATTTAGAGGATATCGAATTAATAGAGGCTAACCAAAATGAGTTAGATGAATTAATAAAAACTGACCCACACAATTTTAATAAAGCTAAATTCCTACAGATGTATGAAAAAGACCTACTGGGTCGTGGAATTCCTAACGTAGAGTATTGGCTTACAGAAGTATTTTCTTATCTTCAAAATTATAAATTAAAGTAATGAATAAGGAAGAGGCATTACATCTTCTACAGGAAATAAAAGACAACATTCATGTGTGTTGTGCTATAACAATGGAACCTGATGATGTTTTGGTATTATTAGATAAATTAGAAGAATATATAACTAATGAATAAATTAGACGAAGATTACAAAGGCCTTTTAGGTAGTTGCTTATTAGGAGGCACTAAAAAAGAAGATAGAACAGGCACAGGAACACTATCAGTATTTGGGAGACAAATTCGTCATAATATGGCAGATGGTTTCCCACTCCTAACCACTAAGAAAATGGCAGTTAAAACCATGGTAACTGAATTAAAGTGGTTTTTAAAAGGAGATACTAACATCAAGTATTTAGTTGATAATGGTTGTAACATTTGGAATGGTGATGCATACAAAAAGTACGCAGAGCAATTGGTTCCGGGTTTTCATGGGCCTTGGTATACTCAAGAACAATTTATTGAGTTAATTAAAACTAATGATGCTTTTGCTAGAGATTGGGGTGAGTTAGGACCAATTTATGGGACACAATGGAGAGAATGGAATTATACAGATATAGACCAGATCCAAAACTTAATCAAAGACCTAAAAACAAACCCAGACAGTAGAAGGTTAATGGTATCGGCTTGGAATGTAGGAGAATTAGAACAAATGATTTTACCACCTTGCCATTACGGATTCCAGTGTTACGTAGCAAATGGTAAACTATCTTTAATGTGGAATCAACGTTCAGTAGATACATTTTTAGGTCTACCATTCAATATAGCTTCTTATGGTTTACTTTTACTTTTATTATGTGAAGAAACAGGTTTAAAAGCAGGTGAATTAATTGGGAATTTGGGAGATGTTCACTTATATTCAAATCATTTAGAACAAGCAGAGGAACAATTAACAAGAGAACCATTTAAATTACCTACTATAAAATTATCAAATGTAGATATTTTAAGTGGAGAATTTGACTATGAAGTTTTAGATTACGAATCACACCCTTCTATAAAAGCTCCATTAAGTAATTAGGTCAATTAAATTAAGGTTATTATATTTAAACAAATAGGTTACATTCATGACGCTAAAAGCACTATCACAATACGGTCCACATTTTCAACTAAAGGTATTAAACTCATTACTACGTAATAAAAAGTTTATACTTAATATTAGGGATGTTTTATCGTATACTTTCTTCGAAAATCAAGCCCATCAATGGATCGTAAAAGAAGTATTACAATATTTTGACGAATATCATAGTGCTCCTACCTTAGATTTCCTTAAAATTGAAATTAAAAAAATCGATAACGATGTTTTACAGACAGCAGTTGTAGATCAATTAAAGGAGATTTACAAAATTATAAACGAAGATCAAGAATACGTTGAATTAGAGTTCTCTAACTTCTGTAAGAACCAAGCCTTAAAATCAGCATTACTTAAATCAGTAGACTTCCTACAAGACGGAATGTTTGATGATATTAGATTCTTAATTGACAATGCTTTAAAAGCAGGACAAGACAAAAATATAGGACACGAATACAATAAAGATATTGATGCTCGTTATCACGAAGAAGACAGACAAGTCATCCCTACCCCTTGGGAAATTATCAACGATAAACTTATGGGTGGTTTAGGTGGAGGGGATTTCGGTTTAATATTTGGTTCTCCGGGTGGTGGTAAATCATGGACAATGGTTGCCTTAGGGGCACACGCCGTTCAACTAGGTATGAACGTAGTCCATTATACATTAGAGTTAGGTGAAGGTTATGTTGGTAAACGTTACGATGCGTTTTTTACAGGTGTTCCTGTAAATACAATCCATACTGAACAGGAAAAGGTAAAAGAAGTAGTTGGAAAGTTAAAAGGTAATCTAACAATTAAAGAATACGCCCCACAACAAGCTACAATTACCACCATCGAATCACATATCCAAAAAATGACAGATTTAGGTTATGCACCTGATATGGTTATTATCGATTATGTCGATTTGTTAAAAGCCAACCGTACAAGTAAAGATAAAAAAGACGAATTAGATGATATTTACATTGCAACTAAAGGATTAGCTAAAACATTAAACATTCCAGTATGGTCTGTATCACAAGTTAACAGAGCAGGTGCCAAAGATGATGTAATTGAGGGAGACAAAGCAGCAGGCTCATATAATAAAATTATGATTACAGATTTCTGTATGTCGTTGTCAAGATTAGCTCAAGATAAAGTAAACAATACAGGACGCTTCTTTATAATGAAAAACCGATATGGGATGGACGGTATGGCTTACTACGCAGATGTAGATACTGCAACAGGTCACATAGTAATTGACGAAAACCCACGTGAAGTAGAAGAAAGTGGACCACCTGCTGATCCTAAACGACCCAACGACTATACTGATACAGATAGAAAAAACCTAAAAACTCTCCATGAAAACTTTTTCATAAAGTAATCTCGAAGTGTGGAATATATACCATATTTATTAACCCATCTTTAAAATTTTTAATTTAACTAATCATATGAGAGACATTACTAAGGAACGAATCGTTTACAAACCATTCGAATACCCTGAAGCGCACGATTACTGGATG